AAAGCAGGAAGTCCTCGTCAGTGTAATTGCGCAGTTTATTACGCAATGTGCGGATCGTGGGTGCAGTGCTGAACGCAATCTGGTTGTATGTAGGCAGCAAGATTTTCATCTCACCAAACCTCATAGCAGGTGTCAGATTGTGATTCGGCATCTCTTGCACAACAAATACAGTTGGCATGTTTACGCTATCCTTTCTTTAAACGTGCATGTAGTGTACACTACTTTCCAGGTTGTCAACAACCTTTTTTAGAAAGACAGAAAGCAATGGACTATTTTTTGAACAACTACCCCTTCAAGAACCAACCGTTCACTCACCAAGCGGCGTATCTTCAACGCTTTTGGGAGGAGCAGGAGGTTGCGGTACTCGCAGAGATGGGCACTGGCAAGAGCTTTATGCTCATCAACAATGCTGCGATGCTCTATGACAAGGGAAGGATCAACTCGATGCTCATCGTAGCACCCAAGGGCGTGTACCGCAACTGGTACACATCCGAGATCCCCAAGCACATGCCGGAGCACATCCCTCTGGCCATGGCGTGTTGGTCTCCGTCTCCGCGCAAGGCGGAGCAGGTGGCGATGGAGAAGATGTTGGCCAGCGTGGACAGCCTGCGCGTGCTGGTGATGAACATTGAAGCGTTCAGCACAGAGAAGGGCGCGCTGTTTGCTCGCACCTTTTTGCGTGTGACCAACGCATTCATGGCAATTGATGAAAGCACGACGATCAAGACGCCTGGAGCCAAGCGCACCAAGAGCATCATCAAGGTCGGCAAGGAGGCGAAGTACCGCCGCATCGCCACGGGCTCTCCTGTCACCAAGAGCCCTCTGGACCTGTACAGCCAGTGCGAGTTCCTGGGCAACGACTGCCTGGGCTACCACAGCTTCTACGCCTTCCAAGCACGGTACGCGGTCCTCGTCGAACGCAAACTGCCGACCCACACATTCAAACAGATTGTCGGCTATCGGCACTTGGAGGAGCTGCAGAAAAAGCTCAACCACTTTGCCTTCCGCGTGACCAAGGAGGAGTGCCTGGACTTGCCCGACAAGGTGTTCGTGCGCCGCGAGATCGAGCTCACGCCAGAGCAGAAGAAGTACTACGACCAGATGAAGCTCATGGCCCTGTCCATCTTGGAGGACGGCTCGATGATGACCACCAACAACGCGCTCACGCAGATCATGCGGCTGCAGCAAATCTGCTGTGGCCACGTCAAGCTCGATGATGGCAGGCAAGAGGACATTCCCAGCAACCGCGTCAACGAACTGCTCGCGCAGATCGAAGAGGTCGAGGGCAAGGTGATCATCTGGGCCAACTACCGCCGCGACATTGAGAACATCAAGCTGGCGCTGCAGGAGAAGCACGGCATGACGTCTGTTGCCACGTACTTCGGCGACACAGAGGCCGAAGTCAGGCAAGAGATCGTGACCAACTTCCAAGACCCGAGCCACGATCTGCGGTTCTTTGTTGGCAACCCCCGCACCGGTGGCTACGGTCTCACGCTCACAGCGGCCAAGACCGTGATTTACTACAGCAACAACTTCGACCTGGAGGTGCGCTTGCAGTCCGAGGACCGCGCTCACCGCATCGGCCAGACCATCATGCAACTCACCAGTGACGGTGTTCATGATCATGCCGGGCAGAGCGCCGTCAATCTCGCCCACTTCAGGGCTGGTGTTGGTCAACAGACGCAGGAACGGAAGCGCGAAGTCTTCCTGGCCCATGCCGTCGAAGCCACTGTTGGCATCGTCTTCAAATGCGTTGCCCAATGCAACTGCGTACTCTTTGTCTTCTTTGACTGCGACTTGGTTCTTGCTCATGATTCAATTTCCTTTAGGCTGATTTGATGGTCGCTTTTTGGCCAATGAATACGCCAAAAAGTTCTGTGGGGAACGCGGTACCGCGCTCCGTTTGCTCACGAACCCAAGCCTTGAGAGTCTGGGGCTCGATCTTCTGCGCTTGCTCCACAGGGTAGCTTTGCTCGCGCAGTTGATTCAGTAAGGTCTCGCACAGTTGGTCTTCTCCTCGACCGAACCGCACGGAGACCGTGTTCTTGATAATGTCGTCGTAGCCGTTATCACGCAGCCACTCGTACGCCTGGGCCCGGTTCTCTTCCTTGATGGATGCAGAGTAAAAGGGCTTGACGGTGATCTTGCTGCCGTCCGACATAGTGAAGTCCTTCATGCCAAGCTCAGCCAGCATGTTGGGCAGTGTCTCTTCTTCCATCTTGCGCAGTTGTTCCTTGCGCTCCTTAAGAACAGACTCGATCTCATCGATCTCTTTTTCCAGCATCTTGGCGCGCTTGGCCAATGCTGCAACAGAAGACAGGTCCTCATCCTTAACGGTAAGAGCACCTGCGTCCTCTTCAAACATGGTATTCAAATTACTCATCGATTTCTCCTTTCTGGGTGACGTCAATCCTGACGGGAAGATACAAGTGCTCGCGGCGATCCCACTTCAGCGCTGTGTAACGGCCATTGTTGAAAAATGCAGCAATCGAGCAGGCCAGGCCAATTGCTACGGGGTCCCCTGCCAAAAGCAGGAAGTCCTCGTCAGTGTAATTGCGCAGTTTATTACGCAATGTGCGGATCGTGGGTGCAGTGCTGAACGCAATCTGGTTGTATGTAGGCAGCAAGATTTTCATCTCACCAAACCT